AGCTGATTTTGATGCAGCTTGGAGCGAAGCAAACGCTGGCGGTAAATAAGGAGAGTTACGATGATTTCAAGTATTTCAGCCGCAAACATTGATAGCGAGGTCAAGAAAGTATTGGTAGCTATCATAGACGAGGTTGCCAGTATCCGTGAGGAAATGACTGATGCGGTTGCGCGTCTGAGTGGGGACACACCTGCTACAGACGTACCCGTCGTAGATGCACCAGTCGTAGATGCACCAGTCATAGACGCACCAGTCATAGACGCGACCGTCGCAGACGCACCCGATGCACCGGAGCAGTCCCCCGCTGCATAAACCACTTTAATCTGAGAGGAAATAACTATGTCAAACGTAGTAGTCTTTGGTGATATTTCACCACGTACAGCAGCCTATGTAATGAAGGACTTGCTGTCCCGCGCCCTGCCTTACCTCGTCATCGAGAAGTTCGGTCAGAACTACCCAATCCCCACAAACAGCACGAAAACTGCAAAGTTTCGTCGCTACTTCTTGCAAGGTTCTACCGGCTCTGCAGGCGGCGGCTCTGGCGCGTACTACGTGCCGTTGGCGACAACTCCATTGGCTGAGGGCGTAACTCCTTCTGGTAACCGTTTGGCTACCCAGGATTACACCGTGCAGCTCAACCAGTATGGTGACTACGTAACTATCACTGACGTGGTTCAAGATACCCACGAAGACCCAGTGTTGCGCGAAGCTACAACGATCATCGCTGAGCAAGCTGCACAGACGATTGAGACCATCCGCTTCAATATCTTGAAGGCTGGCACAAACGTGTATTGGGCTAACGGCGGTGCTCGCTCTGCTGTTAACACTCCAATCTCACTGACACTTCAGCGTCAGATCACCACAGCGTTGAGCCGCCAGAACGCCAAGCCACACACAACTGCGGTTGCGTCTACCCCGAACTTCCGTACGGAGCCTATCGAAGCAGCGTTTATCGCGTTGGTTCACCCAGACTTGGAAACGGACATTCGTAATATGTCTGGCTTCATCAGCACCAAACAGTATGGTACTGTTACCCCGTTCGAGAATGAGATCGGCTCTGTTGAGCGTGTACGCTACTTGACATCTACAGTGTTCGCACCGTGGACTGATGCGGGTGGTGCCAAAGGCTTGATGCGCTCTACATCAGGTACTAACGCTGACGTGTATCCGATTCTGTACTTGGCTCGCGACGCATACGGCATCGTTCCGCTGAAGGGTAAAGATTCACTTACCCCTATGGTTGTTAGCCCTAAGCCAGCTGCGGGCGACCCACTGGCACAACGCGGCACTGTCGGCTGGAAGGCATGGCAGTCAGCGGTAATCCTGCAGGATGCGTTTATGGTCCGCGCAGAAGTCGCCGCAACCGCATAATTAGTGTAGCATTGGGGGCTTCGGTCCCCAGCTAACGCTTACAAGTATCTAACCCAACACTAGGAGAGTAACATGGCCGTAACCACAAACACAATGAACCAGTCTGGCGGTATTGTAAACCGCGCATCTGGTATGATCGTAACTGACTCGGGTACTGCAGCTGCACTTACTATCACCCTCGGTTTTGACCCTGCAGTGGTGATCTTCCACAACGTAACTGACCGCATCTCCGATGAGTGGTATGCTGGTATGGCAGCCGCGTCGTCGCTGCACACTGTGGCAGCGGGTACCCGTACCCTGGAACTAGTTAACGGTGTTACTCCGGTATCTAAAGGTTTCTCTGTTAATGCTACAACTATGTTAGCAAGCAAAGAGTTCCACTGGGAAGCAACCGGCGCGTAAGTAATCTTGGGGGCTTCGGCCCCCATTTAATATCGGAGAATTACATGAGCGACGATATAGTACGTATCGAGAAGTTGGAGAATGGATACGAAGTAGAGGTATGCAGCCCCAAGATAAGTAAGGCCAATGCCGGCGCTAAAGCAGTATACCAGTCTCCCTGGAAAGGCTACGCGTTTACCACACCAGAAGAAGTAGTAGCATTCTTATCTAAGGTGCTAGACAAGCTATCACCAGAGGTTGAGGATGATGAATTTGGCAGTTCGTTCGACGAGGCAGTATCCACAGAGGAGTAATATAATGAGTGATAATTTCGGTAGCAACATAAATGAAGATGAAGAACTAGAGCACGCGATGGACAAGGTAACCCCTAAACCCCGCCCCAGCCGTGCCAAAGCCAGTGCAGCAGTACCAGTCAGCGCGTCTAACCCAGGCAAGGTACGCGTACGTATTATATTAGAGGACAATGATTCTATCCCCCCAACGGGTCAATTCTTCGGCGCTAACGGTCGTAGCTATATCCTACGTCCCGGTGAGGAAGCAGATGTTCCGCCAGAGGTCATTAGCATACTGGACACCGCAGTGATGGATACACCTGTAGTGGACCCAACAACAAAGCAGGTGCTGGGATACCGCCAGCGGTTACGCTTCCCATACAGAACTATAGCTAATGTAATGTAACTGTTGTATCATCCAGCATAACCAACGGAGCTGTCTATGACCTTTGATGACTTACTGGATGAACTTAGAACCAACATGCTACGGGACATCGCTGCCCCGTATCTTTGGTCGAACGCTGCACTAGCCAGATACATGCAGGATGCGCAGCAGCGGTTTGCGAGGCAATCCCTCTGCATCCGTGACGCCAGCACGACTAGTGTTACCCAAATATCCCTTTCCGCCGGCACAGATATGTACACACTGCACCCCAGCGTGTATGCCGTCGTATCTGCTAACTTTAATTCTAGCCCAGTAGACTTGGCTCGTGCGGGGCACAGCCAGATTTCTGGCTCCGTCGCACCTGACACTCTGTGGTTCGACGTGAACGATGTAACTACCTTTCCGCCCGGTATCCCTCGGGCGTTCACAACCGACGAGCAAACAGTAAGCGGCACTGCTGGACAGGCGGCGATCACCCTACGCGTATTCCCAGTACCTTCCGCGACAGAGGAGGGACTACCCGTAAATCTCCGCGTCGTTCGCGGTCCGTTAACTCCGTTCACTGAGGACAGCGGGTCACAGCTCTGTGAAATACCCGAAGATTACCAACTGGATATGCTCGAGTGGGCCGCGTATAGAGCGCTGCGTAACCACGATGCAGACGGGGGTGAGGCAGGCACTGCCGACGGTCATAAGGCCCGATTTGACGCTGCAGTAGCAGAAGCAGCCAAGGAAGCTAAGCGCAGAATGTTCACCCCAATGAAGTGGGGGTTCGGACGCAATGGATTTACATACATAAGGTAGTCAATATGGCAAACGATATCGCAAAATCACTACCTCCGTTCGCGCCACCCTTAGCGGCCCGAGTCGGGCAGGCGGTAGGTGTAGGGGCCAAGAATGCCCTAGGAGCGTACAATAAATTTAACGATGTAGTTACTACGCCTGTGCAAGCAGCGATAGACACAGCATCTGGGGCGAGGGACCAGCTGAAGCAAGGTTGGGATGGTGCGGTTGCCGGATTTAACGGCACACCACTGGTACCACCAGCCCCAGCGGCTGCTGGTCCCGCAGCCGCACCAGCCCCGGTAAAGGACTTCGGAGTAAACCCAGGTAACGGGTGGGGAACAACGCCAGCAGCTGCCGCACCAACCCCAACAGCTGCTACACCAGCAGCATCGCCCGAGATACATGCCGATAATGTTCAATCAGGGTCGCTATGGAACGCGTATCAGCAGGGTAAGAATGCGGGTACTCCATCGCAAGCCGCAGCTCCCTCTGGCACGTTCACTCCCCAGCAAACCAGCTTTGGCAACAACACCCCTGCCACATCGGGTGACTACAAGGGCATGACGCAGAACGAGATCAATTCGGGCTGGGCACACAAGAACATGGTGCTCGATGCTCAGCTCGCCCTACAGAACCCTAACATTGGCGGTAGAGAACGTCAGGCGTATCTGGGCATGATATCGGGCGAGATGCAAGGGTATAACCACTCTCAGGACGCCAATACCCAAGCCAACGCGCAGAAGTATGGGGCAGATAGAAGCGTCGACGTAGCGAATATACACTCAGGGGATAGCCGATACGCTACCGACGCATCAGTAGAGAATACCAACACCACGAACTCCGCGCACATATATGGGGTAGATAGTGCTGCGAACACAGCAGCGCAGCAGCTACAACTTAACGCGGCGAATACCGAGGGTCAGCGTCAAGTGGCAGCCCAGTATAATGCTGAGTATCTCGCGGCGTTGGCAAAAGGTGGGGATGCGCTACAGAAGTTTTACGCGATGCACGGAGTCGGAGGTAAAAGTGTAGTGATTGCCCCAATCGGGTCGACGGCGTATGACGCACAGACTGGGCTACCACTTAACCAGCAACTACAACAACCCCGGTAATTAGGTATGGAATTTAAGTTTACCCCAACTAACTCGCTACCGTCGCTAGACTTACCTACATACGCTCCTCCGGCTGCTCCTGCCGCTCCGGTGCTTACCGCAGCGCAGATTAAGGCACAACAGGACGCAGCCTATGCTGCTGACCCAAGGAACAAACGGAGCGCACTGGGGGAGATCGGTGCAGGGGCGCTCCGAGGCGCGGTAGTAGACCTGCCGGGTATTATTGGGCGGTCACTGCAGTCGACAGGTAAAGAGGGTGACACGCTGTATGACGTAGGCTCTGCAATGGAGCAGGGCACGCAGGATGCGTATGGGCGGTCCCTCGGGGCACGTACCGCAGGGCACGGAGCGGTCGTAAACAGTTTGGCGTCAGGTGCAAGTATGATCGCGCCGTCACTCGCACCGCTCGCGTTGGCGGCAGCAACACCGCTTACCGGCGGTGCGTCTTTAGCGGCAGCAGGTGCCATCGGTGCGGGGATGTTTGGCTCCGCGCAGTACCAAGATACGTACAGAAATGTTCTGGCAGCACAACTGGCTGCGGGCAAGTCACAGTCTGAAGCTGAGCATAATGCCCATGTAGCAGGGCTAGAGTCCGGCGCAATTGAAGCCGGTGGTGAAGCAGTGGGCACGGCAGCCGCAGGCAGACTCATTAAAGGTGTAGGCGGTATACTTGCGAAAGGCGCTGCTACACCCGAAGCCGCAGATGAGGCAATTCGCGCGGGTGGCGTGTTCAAGCCATTCATGAAAACCCTTGGGGAAACCGCTGCAGTCGAGACTGGTACTGAGATGGGGCAGAACTACGGCGAGGCCAAGGTAGAGCAAAATGCTGGGGTGCAGGGGGTAGACCCTTGGGCGGAAGCCACTAGCGCTATCGGGCCAACACTTGCTATGACTGCGCTAATGGCTCCGCTGGGCATACACGCGTCTCGCAGGCCGAAACAGATGCAGGACCAGTTTAATGCCACTATGGGCAACCCAGCAGTCGGGTTCCAGCAGAAAGCCGCAGCCACTAAACAGTGGGGTGACTTCCTAGCCACACAAGTAGACCCAAGCGTCAAGCCCGACATGGTTGAGTGGCGCATGAAGCAGTTGGAGGCAGCTGCTGGCATTACTGGCGATGCTACTGGGAACGAAGCGGCACAGAATGTAGTTGGGGGTGAGGAAAACGCCCCAGCGACTGAGCCGTTGATGTCGTTCGGGCAGTATGTAACTAGTCAGCAGCCTGAAGGCAAAGCTGTACCAATGATGCAGTCTGAGCTGGCTGCAGCTCGACCAGCATACGATGCGTA